ATATATTAAATAAAAGGTTAATAATGCAAATGCTGCTTGAACAAAATAATCGTTGCTTGACATTGCTATTGATGCTGATAATACTCCTGTGATTGTTCTCATAATTTCTATTTGTTAAATATTGATATGCAAATATACAACTGTTATTAACAATACAAAAGTATTTTAAAACTTTAACAAAACTTTAACATTTAAACCTGCAGCATATAAGCAACTTCTTGTTTAGCTACTTCATACATTGATTTCATTTTCTTTATTTCACCTACATTACGTGGCATAGCTATTAGCACATTGTTATTTGTCTTTAAATAAATGTAGCATTCTATTGTTGCTATGATTTCGCCGTATGTCATTAGTATATATAATAGTTTCCTTTGTGTGGGTTTTCTAACTGATAACTTACTGCGTATCTGAGTCCATCCAAAATATGATTGTGCGCATCTATTGGAGTATTAGATTTCTTTTCCAACCAACAATAGTTATTTAACTCTTTGATTAAATTAACTGATTCAGGCGTTACAATCAAATCATAATCTTGTAGCAAGCTTATTCCGTAAGTAACACTACCTTGACCTTTAATTGTTGGAACTATGTTTAAACCTAAATTAGATAACTCACTAATCAATCTTGGTTCAGCAGAATCAGCAACGATTAATGCATCATTTGCATATTGCTTATTTAAGTTGTATATCTGCGATGTTGTTAGTCCTTGTAATGAAAAGCATTCATTAATATAAATTCGTTTGTTAGAAGTGTCTATATTGCATTCCACCAAAATTGTTGGGTCTGATGAAAATCCAAAATCTTGACCAAACACAGTTGTGCCAATATGTTCGTACTTTCCTATTTTCCAATTAGTAAATATAACACCTTCAGCTTTATCTAACCATCCACCTAATATTTGATGCTTAAACTTTTCAGGCCTTCTATTTTTAATATCTTCTATTTGCTTTATAAAAGAATCTGAAAGGTTGTCTAAGTTATCTTCATAGGTTGTGTGTATAAACGTTGTATCACCTTTGGTTATATTCTCACCTGCATTAATACTTTTACCTTCAAAGAAACGATTGTATATCCAATGCTCTTTAGTTGTTGGATTCAATATAAGTATTACCCTATTTTGTTTGTCTTTACTTCTAATAGATAAATCTATTTTATCAAACACTGATTCATCAGTTAATTCTTCAGCTTCATCTAATACCCAAGTAGTAACACCTTGCAAAGATTTTAAGTTTGCAGTTTGGTCACCACTTGATGTTTTAATTCCTTTGAATAGAATCTTGCTTCCTGTTCTTAAATTAACTATTTCTTCTTTGGTGATATGAAAGTCTTCATTTAAACCAAGTGTGTTTATCTTATCTATAAACTCGGGAATAATAGAAATATAAGCTGATGTTAAAGTATACCTTGTAAATAGAATAGTATGCCCACTTTCATAAGTAAGCATAGTTAAAAGTAAATTAACAGAATAAGATTTACCCGAACCTCGACCACCTGTGATTACAAAGTATCTACTATCTGCAGTTCCGATTGGTTTATACTTACTATGTATGTTTATCATTCTTTAAATTTAAACAATTCGCTAAAGTTAACATTGAATCCTTCACTTGAATTAATATCAATGCTTTGGTTTGGTTTTCCTAAATAGTATTCCAAGAATAATTGTGCTGCTTTTATGTCTTGCTTTGATACTGCTTTTGTATGCACCATCTTTATTACTTCAATAACATCTTCAACTGTTGCAGCTTGTTCTAATGCAGAACGATATTCATTCTTGCGTTTGTCTGCTCCATTTGTTTTAGTGCTATTACCACCATTGAATTTTCTTTTGTCTATTTTTTCCATATCAATAAAAATCAACTATTGTTTCTTTAAAAATAATAGGTTTAACTAATTGTTAATCTTCTACTTCCCAATAGTAATCACATTGACCATTTTCAATAGGTGCTTCAACAAAATAACTTTGTCTGTATAAACTTGGTTCAGCTTTATATCTATAACAGGTTGAAGCTAAATCGCAATTCTTACCATCGCACATTGTAATATCAGGCATAATTATTTGGTATTTGTTTTAGATAATTTAAAATATATTCTTCTGAAAAATACTCATCACAAATTAAAAAATTCACTCTTTGCCTATCTTTATATTTAGAAATTACTTCCATTGTTTTTTGCCCTTCCCAATCGTTTTTAGTTATTGATATTATTTTAATGTCCATATCTTATTTATTAAATTTATCCTTTAGTATTTTATAATACAATCTATTTACTGATTCTTTATTGCAACCTCTTTTATAATAGAAGTTCATTACTCTTTGTATGCGTTGTAAGTTACTCATAAACCTTTTTCTTTTTTAAATATTTCTAATAGTTCTTTTATTGTAAATTCACCTTTTGGTTTGTTATCAATATCAATTATCCACTCTGCAAATTCAATAGCATAATAGCCTGCCCTTTCCACTATATTGTCTGCTTGATAATCTGTAATTGGAGTATCGTAATCTTCTAAATAATTATCTGATAATATTTTTTCTTTTAATGTCATAACTTATTTTTTAAGTGTTTCGTTGTAATATTATACTGCTGTTTGTGTGTTAATCATATTTTTTATAATATCTTGCTTTTTCGTTAATAGTTAAAAATGCTTCAAACTTCATTTGTATGTCTTCATTGTCTAACAAATCAATCAAGCGTGTTATGTTCTTGTTTGTTTGTAGTTGTGCTATTCTTGCATTAAGTTCTTTTATTTCTTTGTCTTTTAATTCGATTGTTCTTTGTAATGATTCAACTACTAAATCAGGTTTCTTGCCAACTAATATGTTTTCTATTTCTTGTATTCGTGGATTGTAATGTTTTACACTTGGGTATATTTTTAAATGGTGTATTATAGTTGCGTGGTTTAGGTTTAGTTCTTTTCCTATTTGAGTAAATGAATAACCTTTTTGTCTTAATAAAAATGATGCTAATGTTTTCATTTCTATTTGTTCACGTTTCCTGCTTTTTAATGTTACATCAATTCCTGTTTCTTGTTTTATTTTTTCTATTATCATAATTCATCAAATGTTAATTCTAATTCTATTGGGTTAAATTCTTCTACTACTGCAGTAAGTGTCAAGAATGAAGATACTTCTATTGCTAAATGTATTCCTGCACAAACTTCAAATTCTTCACGTTCTTCATAATCTTTTAAAACGTATCGCATTGTTTCTAATGTTTCACCTTGTGATATATCATAAAGTGTCATTGCAAATGCTTCATCTTTTGTTAGTTCCATTTTAAATTACATTACAGTACACCTCTTAAAACGTATTGGTCTAAATCAACACCTTGTGTTTGAAAAAAGTATTTATAGTTGCTTACACCTTGTTCAAACTTTTCTTTACCTTTAGCATAGAACTCATCACTACATTCAAATATTGCGATGTCCAAACTACCTTTATCAATAGCTATAAACACAAAGTTTTCTACACCAAACATTTCACGATATAACCAAGCTTGTAAATCATAAGAATATTTGTCAGCACTGTATCTAAAATCTTTTATTCCTGTTGTGGTTTTTAAATCAATAATAGTATTGCCTTTTAATATATCTGCTTTTGCTCTAATAGGTATTCCATCAATCATTGCTATTTGTGGAACTTCATATTCTGCTTTTGTTAAGTATTCTTTTACTGCTTCATTTCTTAATAATGCATCGCATAAACGTTCAGCAGCTTTCTTTTCTGATTTAGTGTAAACTTCTTTTCCTGTTTCTTTTGCAAGTTTATATTCTTTACTTGCTTTTGTTGCTGCATCTACAAAGATAATATCATCTAACTTTTCAGGTTCTAATATCATTGTGTGAAATAGTTTACCATCACGCAATGCTTGTGTTTCACCACTACCATATTTGGTTGTAAAGTAATACGTTTTAGGCGATGATATTAATGTTTTAATACTTGAACTACTTAATGCGTTTTGACCCAAGTAACCATAATAAAAACTATCATCGTACATATTAGCTAATAGTTCTTCTTTGTTCCATTGTTTGTTATCAAATGTTGTTATCATATCTTATTTTTTAAATGTTTCGTTGTAGTATTGTTCTGCTTGTTTAGTGACTTCAATTTCTAATGGATGTATAAGTCCTGTTAAGTGTGCATCAAAAATCTGTTGCTTTTCCATTTCTTTGGCTTGTGCAAATAATTGAATACCAATTTCAGTGTTTTCAATTCTTATTTGCATTTGGTTAATCATTTCCTCAATTAACCATTCTACTGCTGTTTGTTTTGTTTCCATTTTATCTTATGTTTAAATCGTTTAAATTGTTCATTGTTTCATCTGTTTTTAATACTTCTCTAATTTTTTGGTAATACAAATCTGATTCATTCCAATCAGTAAGTAATAACTTTTTAACGTAACGTAATCTGTTTTGAATATATACGTTTTCTAAATCCTTTGTTAATTGAATTAAGCTATCCAATTCACTTATTACTTGTGCTTTCATTAGTTGTTTAGTTTATCGTAAATTGTTTCTAATATTTCACGTTCATCATCTTGTGATAGTATCATTGTTATGTCAGTACCTTCATAAAATACTGAACAAATAATAACATCATCCAATTCACTTTTTACAGGCACAGTGTGGTAATCAACTTGTATTTCTTGACCACGATACTTAAATGTTTCCATATTGTTTTGTTTAATTGTTTCAGCAAATATATAACTTATTTTTTACTTATTAACATTTTAACAAAACTTTAACATAAAAAAAAGTAGGTGATTAGCCTACTTATTATTTTCAATCCATTGTTCTTGCAGTTTCTCGTGATGTTCTATTTCTCGCATCAAATAGTTTAATGCCTTTCGTAAATCATCAAGTTCGTTATCTTTTTTACCTGCTCGTGCCAAGTATTTAACTATGTTGCCACGATTAAAATTCATATCGTACATTTTACAAAAGTCTATTACATCAACTCTTGATTCTGTCATATAATGCATTGGTGTTATCTTGCTCATATTATTCAATCTTTAAAAATTCAGCTTCAGCGTATTGTTTAAACCATTCTTTGTTATCGTTGTACTTATCAATTACTGCATCAATTATAATTAATTCATCAAGTGTTGAAGTACTTAATTTGGTAACCAAACTTTCAATCTTACTTAAAATGTTTGTAGTCATTTCAGGGTCTGTTTTATAAATACTTGTATATTCTTTATGTACGACACTTTCTAAGTCTTTGTTAAGTAAGTTTATTCTGTTCTTAATTTGTTGCTTGTATTGTACTGTAAAGCGTAAATTTTCGTTGCATTCTAATAACAACTGTGATAGTATTACTTGCTTTAAATATTCTAATTGTATGTTGTTCATTTAACTTCTATTAAATTTATTAATAATGTATTTATTTTATCTATTACTTTTTGCTTTTCGTGTAGTTTATTATCTTCGTAGTATATTAAAAAATGTGCAACTTTAAATTCATCTTTATACTTTTGCCTTTGTGCTTCGTGATTTAACTTTGCTTGATTCTGATAAGGTGTATTCATATACTGATACGTTATTGGCTTTATTTGTAAACCTAAAAATAACTTCCCGTTTGTGTATGCTTCCCAATCAGTAAAATAGTTTTCATCTAAATTGTAAGATGCTTTTTTAAATTCAATATTTGGAAACTCTTTTTTAAGTTCGTTTATTAAATCAATTTCGTTTAGCATACCATTCCAAGTTTGACCAAGTATTCTAAATTTTGCATATTTAAAACAATTATCATAACTTAAATTGGTTATTTTTTCAAGTTCTTTAGACACCTTTATAATTACATCAACACCTATTTTTCTGCTATAATATATAAACCAATCTTGTGGTATAATATTACCATTTACAGAATGGTAGTAATCATCAAATAAAGCAGCACATTTTCCAACATTTGAACTCCTAAACAGATAAGATATTTTTTTGTCTTTATTTAAAGAACTGAAAATCTTTTTATCTATGGTTAATTCAAACCTTCTGTTAGGGTTTATAAACATATTATTTGTTTTGTGTTTCGTGAATTTTCTTTAATTCGTTTATTCTGTCTCTCCAACAAGAACCACAATTTGATGGTGATATTACTTGATTAAATACATTCTTGTAAATATCAATAATTCTGTTTTGTTGTTTTGGCGTTAACTGATTATTAGTAACTGAAAAGAAATTAGTTAACCATTCGTTATCTTCATCGTTTAAACATTCAGCTTGTTTGTAAGGGAACAATTTATTTAATAGTTCTTTACGTTCACCACAACCACAATCAACTCCTGTTGCTTCTGAAATTGCATCAACTACTTTTTTAATACCTGTTGCTTCAGTGATTTGTTCTATTGTATCACCAAGTCCTTTTGATTTTCTTTTTGCCATTTTTTTAAAGTTTTAAGTTATCGTAATCTTCTTGTAATAATCTTTTTAGTTTTTGCTTATTAGCTTTTAATGTGTGAAATATACTTACAAATGATATTCCTGTTTCTTTTGCTAATTTTCTTATAGATGTTTTATTATCCCTGTACAAAGTAAATAGCTTTTTATCGTACCATTCCCAACTATTAACTTCTTCTTCAGCTTTTGTTCTAAAGTCATCCCATTCAATTTCTTTTTCTTCAGAATAATCATCAATTAAATTATAAATATCATCGTTTAATTCACATTTATCAATACGTTTTCTAATATTGTGAAGTTGAAAGTGTATGTTTCTTATTATGATAAACACATAACCTCGATTTATTTTACCATTGGTAAACATTTGTTGTTCGGTTACTTTGTATTTATGCAATAAAAGGTACATTTCTTGCACGATGTCATCCGCCCAATCTTTATCAAACACTGCAGCAAGTTCTACCCAATCACTATGGTATTTAGCAACTCGTTCTAATATTGATTCGTTTCCCATAAAATGTTGATGCTTAAAATTCCTACTAATATTTGTAGCGTGTGCCATTTTTCATCATCAGCTTCTTCTACATCGTATAAAGCACCAATCATAAAACCATTGATAATAGCTAATCTTACGTCTTTACCTTGCTGAACTGCTAAAGTCAAAGAAAATAAGATTAAAGAAAAAAACAAAAGAATGTATATCATATTTTAAAGATTTTTATTACTATTTAATATTTTCTTCATAACTATTTGTTCGTGTTCGCTAAAATGATGTAATGCTCTTGCAATTCTTGTTTCATCTTCTTTTGAATGTGCTTCCCAAAAATCCATTAAATTGATTAAACCACTTTTTGATGCTTGACTAATTATTTCATTAGCAATTCCTTTTCTATCTAATTCAGATATTAAAGCACACAAACCTGCTTCTAATCTTTTAACCGTATCAGTTAATTTAATTATTTCTTGTTTGTCTTTTGGATTATCAACTTTTTTTATAATCTCTTTATATTCAATTCTTTTTCCTGAATCGTTTCCGTTAAATGGGTCGTAACAAGGCATATTAATAAAGTTTTGCGGTTATCTTAGCTACCTTTTGTTCTATTGAAGGTTTTAAAGAAATACGTATATCAACATCAGTTAATTCACTATCTTGCATTAGAATTGATTTATACGCTTCTTCAATGCTTTTCCAATCTAATACTGAATCAATTTGTAATAGTTGTTCTATCATTTCTATTTTGAACATAACATCTTTAAAGTATGCTAAAAATTCTTTGTTGTCAGAATTGTAAGCTAACATTCTTGATGTGCTTACTTGTAATTCGTGCAAATGATTTTTAATAGTTAAGTTTTCCATTGCGTAAATTTATTAATAAGTTATTAACATTTGATGTCTTTTAATATATCGTATAAATCACCCTCAACTTGTGGCAATCCAAAATTGTTTACTTTAAAGTTAAAATCTTCAAAACTTGCGTTTCTACTTCTTTTGCAACTTACTTTAACAAGTTCTTTATTAACTGTGTTTAGTTCTAATTGTATTTGTGTTTCTGCTTTCTTTTCTAAAAAGCTACCTAAATGTCCCGTTGGTTTATCTGTTCCAAAATTTGAGTGAATAACTGTTACAATATGGCAATTTAATTCTTTTGACCATCGCATTAAATGTTGTACAACTTCACTTGCTTGTTCTATGTTATTAACATCAGCACATAAATCAGCAACACCATCAATAATAACTAAACCAATATCGTTACCTTCTAATTTATCGTAAAGTATATATTCAATAAAAGAAACTCGTTCTTTAAAACCTAATTGGCGTAATGCGTAAGTATGGTATTTATCATCTTTATCGCCTGTCATTTGTAATGGTCTTTTAAAAACTAACGATGCGTGGAAATTCCCTTGCTCTGTGTCAAAATGAATAACGTGTTTATCTTGCCTGTTACCGCGTAATTTACCACCAAAACCTTGTAGTTCATTTTTCATATAAACACCGCTTAAAAGCGAAATAAAGAACGTTTTTTTACTCTTTGGTGGTGCTTGTATAAATGAAAAGTTACCATAAGTTCCTATTGGAATAGGAAAAGATTTATAACCATCTTTAGTTTCGTATTCTTTTTCACCACAACTAATAGCAGGTATTGGATATTCTATTTCTTGTTCAGGGTCAATGTAGCAATCTTCTTCAAGTACTTGCATTAACATTCTATTGATTGTTTCTTGTTCTGTCATTGTTATTGATTTAAGATGTCAAAAATACTAATTTGATTTTGTGCAACATCTTTATAAACTTCGCTTTTAAATTTAATTATTGACAAGTCATCTTGTGATTTTTCACCAATATATTTATAACTGTAACTTGGTCGCTCAATCATTTTTCTTCCGCTTGAATCTTGTCCCGGTATTTTTAAGTTAGAAGATGTTGCTATCCAATTATTATCTTTTGCAAGTGCTAATCCTAAAGCAGGTGACATTGTTCTAATATACATTATACTTTCATCTTTTGCATATAAAGAAGATATGTAATTTAAAATGCTTTTACCTAAACCTAAACCTTGAAAATCAGGCAATACTACAATTCTACTGATTCTTCTTGTTTTTTCATCTCCAACACCCGGAAAAGGTAATACACCTATAAAAGCAATAGGTTGTTCGTTCCATAAAACTAAATAATTAGTTGCAGCTTTATTTAAATCTTCTGTTAAATAATGATGTTGTTTGAATAGTTTCCAAGTTTCATATCTACATCGAACAATCTGAAGTTCAATTTGTGGTTGCCGAAGTGATGGCGCTATCTCAAGACGCCCTTTTGATGGTGAATAAATCCAATCAGGTTGTAACCATTCCATAATGTCAAAATGGCAAGATGCAAGTACAATTTTTTTGTTTGTTCGTCTAATGTATTTTTGTAACGCATTAGACATAGCTTTAGCGACATCTCTATCTACTACTGATGTATATTCATCAATCAATATTACTTCGTTTTCTTTTGCACTTCCTACGATGTAAGCAAGATTAGCACGATATTGTTCACCATTAGATAATGTATTGAATGGACGTAACCAAGTTGGTACGGAAGACAATCCCATAGCTGATAATAAAAATGTAGCATCTTTAGGTTCTAACCAATCAAAATTTGATATTAAAGATTTAGAATTATCAAAATATGATTTATCCATTTCTTTTTTAAAGTAGTTTTTTAATATAGTTGTTTTACCTGTTCCACTTCCACCATATACAACACCAATGTTCCATTGTTTTGGTAAATTTTCTAAATTAGCTTCTACAATTACATTTGATTCATCTTTATTTTGTATATCAAACGCTTCGTAAATATATTCAGTATATTTATCGTTGTTTATTTTATGTGTTAAATTTATTTTCATAATTTTCTATTGTTTAAAAAAGGGAGCTGTTACACTCCCTAATTAATTTAAAATGGTAAATCCACTTCTACTGCTGCAGCTTGTTGTGTTGCAGGTTGTCCTTCTTTTTTAACTGCTTTAATGTTTCCATCAGTCCAAACTACGTTTCCGTTTCCTAAATAGTTTTTAGCTTTTTTAGCATCACGTTCTTCTTTAGTTTGTGAATCAGTTAACGATACGTTTTGACCCCATTGGTTTGCTTCATCGTTAATGTTTAATGTACAGTTATAGTACACTGCGTTATCTTTACCCATTACAAACTTTTCACGAGGTAGTTTGTCAACTCTAATGCTCAAATTGATAATTGAACTCATAATATATAAATTTACTTTGCCTACCTTTTTTTTCTGTTGTCGGCTATTCAGTTTTATTTAACTTTTAACAATTCTTGTTTTGTTTTGGCTGCTAATTTATACTTTTTTTCGATAACTTCAATAGTTCCACCACTTTTTAAATATTCAATAGCTTTTGTAAACTCGGGTGTGTTAACGTTTAACCATTTTTGGTCATCTTCAGTTGTCGCACTTTTTGCACCATCTCGTCCGTGCGTATTAGTTGCATCAGCATCTTGCGTATCATCAATAAGTAATAAGTTACCTAAAGCGTATTTTTTACCATAAGATGAAGCTGAACCATATTGCTGAGGAACTTGCATACCTTTTTGTTGTAAATCTACTCCTACAATTGCAATTGCTTTAATAACGTTAATTCCGTTGTTATCAATAATACTTGCAGTTGATTTCAATACAGGTGGGTTTTCACAAATTAAACTTTCGTTAATAGTAAAAGATACTCCGTATTTATCATTGAATGGTTTTAATGCTTCTAATATATCTTCAGCAGAACGGAAGTTGTATTTACCAAAAGAGTTAAATTTACTTTTAGATGCTTTAAATTCTACTTGAATTTTAGATAGCTTTTCGTTTAATGTTAATTGTTTCATTTTAATTGTTTTTTAAATATTGTTTTAATTGTTTTAAATTTTCAAATTCATATAGTTCTTCATCAAAACCATCAAGAACACAACCACTTCCATCTGAAAAAATACGAATACTAATATTGTTACCTGTTTCTGTACACAATTTATCTAATAGCTTTAAAATTTTTTTCATAATTCGTAAGTTTTTTGTTTAATAATTGTTTTATACTCTTGTGGACATTCTTCATCACATAATTCAAATATATGTGCTTTAACATCATTTAATTTGTTTTCAAGTTCGCAAATACGTTTTTGTAATGCTTCAACTTGGAATCTTTGATAATCGATTAAATCTTTCATTGTTTAATTGTTTTTAATTATGAAGCAAATATATAATGAATTTTAATACAAAAATAAACTTTAACAAAACTTTAACAGATAAAAAAAGAGTAGTCGTTAAACTACTCCTTCTTCAAACAATTAGAAAACAATCAGAAATTATAATGTAATTTATAGAAATTCTTTTAATTTATCTTTGTAATAAATAATCATATCTTGCAAATCATTATCAGATAATTTAACTGTCTTTTTAGATTCAATTAATAACTGCTCTGCAAAATCATTACCAAATTCTTTATTTAATCTTTTGCCAAACTCAAACTGCAAACCCTGATTTCCAATATTGCAACCATAACATTGAACTTGTACGTTATGTTCGTTCCAACGTGTTGAATAGTGTCTACGTGATGCAAAATGTCCCGCTTGTTGTTTTTTGTAATGGTCTTTTTTACCACAAGTATAACATTCAGATATTTCATCTTTAGCATAACGCAAACGTATGTATTGTGAAAATACAGTATCTAAATTTTTTACTATCGTTGAACGTTTAGCTTTCATTGATACAAATGTAAGTATTAGTTATTAACAAATTGGTAAATAAGTTAATTTTTATTTGTCAAAAAAAAGTTGTAACTTTGCCTTGTTCTTAAAAACAAAATAAGTATTTAAAACTAAAAAAAAATAAATAACAAAAACAAAAAATGTTTTCAAAAACAAAATAAGTGAAGTAATTGTATAAGGGGGTAATTATTTTTAAAAAGTAAATTTCTTTAAAACTGCTGATAAAACAAATAATACAACTAAAGCTATTATTAAACGATTTCCAAGTATTTTAATAGTTTCTGAATAGTCAACTTCTTTAGTTTGTTTTTCTTCTTTAAACTCAATATTATTAGCTTGTTTTTCTTTAACTATTTCTTTTGTGTTATTATAAATAACTCTTGTGTTGTAAATAGTATCTTTTCCTATTAAAATAGGTTTGTCTAAATCTACAGGTTCAAGCGTGTAACTATTAGAGTATTTTGTTGCATCAATTTCAGTTGTACTGTTATCCTTTACAACTGATTCTTCAGAACTCTTTTTAACTACACCACAAGACGTTAAAATTAATAAGATAAGTAAATATACTATTTTCATATAAAAGTGTCTTAAATCGCTTTATATTCGCTTTTAGCATCAAATGAAGGACAAGCCTTAACTACACCTTTGAAATCTTTATGACCTTGAACAATAGCATTTGGGAATTGCTTTTTAGCTTGTTTAATTAAATACAATAAACTTTCTTTTTGTTTAATTGTACGTGTGTCTTTTGGTCTGCCTGATTCATCTATTCCACCAATGTAACTAAAATGTATTGATTCAGAATTATAACCTTTAACACCATTTGTTATTTGTTCATATTTTGCAAGTTCGTGTATAACACCATTTGCATCAATTAAACGATGATAACCTACAGTTTTCCACTTTAAAGTATTTTTCCAATAATTTAAAATAGCTTCTTTAGTTGTAGTTGGTTTGGAAGCTGTGCAATGAATCACGATATATTTAATTTCTCTCATCACTTTTCTTTTTCATTAGTTCAATAGTTTTCATAATCGTATATACTATTGAAATTAATAATAAAAATATTTTTAAAGTAGCTTCTACATTAGAAAAGCTAATTGCCATAGCAGCAGAATTCAATCCGTATAATTTCAAATCGTTAAGCGACATTTTTAGCTTTCATTAAACGTTCAACAATGTTTGTTACTCCTTCAATCGTTATGTAAGAAGTACCTATAATAACCCAATCAGTTGATGTTATAACTCCCGAGAATAAACCTGCGGAAGCTACAACAAAAACTGTTAATTTTCTTGAAACCCATTTAGATAGGAACAAGTCTATTTTTTCTTTTCTACTCATCAGCTAAAAACAAAAGATTCGGCAATTCACCATCTGCATTTGTATTATATCCTGCAAATGAATGTATGCAATTTACAGGGAATATTTCATTAGCACCAAAATCTATCTTTTGTTCACTCATTACATCGTAAAAATAAGCATCGTAATATATCGGCTCTGTAATTACGTTAAAGTCTGAGTCATACGTTCCCTCTACTTCTACGATTAAACCTATTTCTACTACAGCCTGAATACCATCGCCATAAGCTAAAGTAATATTATCGTTTAAATATTTTACCTCTTTGTAAACTCCTTTAGCGATTAAATCAGCTATTGCAGTTTCTTTGTCTGTGTATTTTAATTTATAGATATTCATTATATAGTTGTTAAAGTTTCAAGTTCTGAATTTGTTAATTGTCTTTTAAAAAGTCCTGCGATTTTTATACCATCTGAAATAGGAACAACACCAACAGGAAAAGAACCTAAATTAAAAGAATTAGTTTCAGGAACAACAGCACTTGCATTTGTATAAACAGATACACCATTCAAATAAACTTTATATCCATTTGAACCATAACTAACAGCTATTTTATGATTACCATTTGCAATAGGTATATTAGGGGTTCCTAAAGCAAAAGAGGGATCTTTTTGTGCGTAAAATAAAAAGTGATTACTATCTAAAACAATTTGTAATCTTTTGCCACTTACGTTTGAATTATCATAAATCATTAATAATAAAGATTCATCTTGAATATGTGTTTTTACAAAGTTCACAAATATTGTCCCCTCAGTTTGACCTATTAAACTACTTATACCTGTTTTAGATATTAAATCAGCATTACGAGTAACTGAACTTGCTACTGTAGGAATATATGAAGTAGCATAACTTCCTGCCTCTAATTGAGCACCCCAAAGATACAATCCACTTGTTCCGTTTCCTGTAAAAATTAATGAACCATTATATAAACCAATTACTAAAATATCAGCAAGACCTACCGAAGTATATGTCATAGAACATTTTAACCAACCATTACCATAATCTTCTATTTTAGCTGAAGTAGCTGCACTAATTCCCGCTGTTTGTGGTGCAGAAATTGTTTTAGTAGCTAAATTAAATATTTGACCTTTTGCGGAATTAATTTCGTACATTTCAAAAGTATTATATTCGCCAACTTTAGCAAAAATAGACCTTGTATAAACAGTTGAAGTCCCTACAACAGTAACCTTAACTATTTCGTGAGTTCCATTATTAGCAGTAGCTATAAATTTATCAGCATTTAAAATACCACTTGGTGAATTAATTACATTATCTGTTATAATTGCTCTGTATTTTTCCCAAGAAGCATTACCTAAATCTTCGCTATATGTAGATAGATTAGTTCTCTGCGGCTCTACTAATATACTCGGACACGTTCCATTGGTATAGTCTAATCTTGGAATGTTTAATCTTGTTTCTGTTTTTAAATAATCTTTTGCTGAAGTACCTGCTACTAACTGACCACCCCAAAAGTAAGCGCCTGATGTACCATTACCTGTATATGAAGCAACATTGTCTGCACTTGCTAAACCATAACCACCATTACCTGCATTTGCCTGAGTTCTTGTAATAGAACATCGATACCATCCATTACCTACGCTATCAATAGATGCAGTTAGACCACTTGCGATAGTACCTAAAGTGCCATTAGACACATTAAAATAAGCTGTTAAACTACCTAAAACACCATCAAATAAATATAATAATATCCAATTACGAGTATCTGCTTTGGCATATACTGATAAAGTATTACTTCCTGTTGGTACCGAATTGTTAGGAGTATTTATTAAGTGAACACTATTTGAGCTATTTTCTACTAACTTATCAGCAGTTAAAGTTCCGTTTGGTGCAGCAATAGCATTAGCCGAAACAGAACAATCGTTTTTTGTCCAAAAGGAATTATCAAATTGCTCTGAATATTCAAACAAATTATAAGGCACTAACTCTACTAACCCTGCACTATTAACTCTCGTAGCTGTTGTAGCTCTTGTTACTACCAAATCTCCACTTCCATCAGTAGGTTTTATGCTATATAGTTTTCCCTCTTTTACTCCGTTTGGCGTAACTACTAAAGACGCACTATCAAATAAACTCATATCTTAAAAATTAATTTCGTTTGTTAAACAATTAAATGCTTCAAAAACCCCTTCATCAGCAAGTACACGTGTTCTAAAATCTAAAGCATCTTTTCCTTCATCACCTAATAATTCAGTTTCACCTGCCCAACTTACAGAGTAAACAGAACCCCAACTAATAGTATTAGTTACTGCACCTTGACCCCAATAAATGTCATTGTTTGCTCCTTGTCCCCAATTTATGTTATTTGCCATTTTTACTTAAATATATTTCTAATTTCTTTTTGTTTTCTTGTTTCGGCTTTTCATACTTGCCTACTTTTTTTCTTTTTTTAGAGAACCCACGAACCATAAAAATTGTCTGTATCAGGGTACATATCCCCGTTTGAATTACTATTATATTCAGGAAAATCAGAATTGTTAAAACACATAAAATCAATAAAACGTTGTGTGTAATGTTGTGCTATGTCACGTTCTTTTTCAACTAAAAAATCAATTTCGTTTTTTTCAACACTTGTAGCATTTTCACTTGTGTGTTTAAATACACCTTTATTAGCTATTGTATATGCTGCAAATGGTAAATATTGAACCATAGCAAAATGAATAAGCATAGGTTTAATATAATCAGTAAGCAAGTTCTTGTATTTAAGGTTTGCGTTTAAGCTAATGTCACCACTTATAATCAAGGTTTGAAACTTGTTATATAAATCAGTTCCTAAATAGTTTTGGATTGTTATATCTTGTGCTATTTTTATATATTGAATGAAATCATCAGGGTCTAAATTACCATTTAGAATAGTGAATTTCTTTACATCTTCTGTACTTATTAGTAATGCGTAAGCCATTTGTTAATTGTTTTTAGGTAAAAATCCTTTGTTCGGCATATCTATTGGACGTTGCGAAACCAAAGCATTGTTTTTAATTGTGTAACCAAAATCTTCAGCTTTTTTACTTGCTATTTGTTTTGCCTTTGGTGAATTAACATCAATGTTTACACCTTCAAAACTTGCATAAACTCTTTTGTTCCATCTATGGTGACACGCTCCACCGCCTTTGTATAACCAAATTGAATAAGTATCAGCACCTCGTGGACCCCAACCTTTGTTTACTGCTTGTTCTGACATTCTTAAAATATCTTCTTTTCTGTAAATCTTATCAGCTTCATTCATCTTCTTGCAAAACAATCTACTTTTAGCAGTAGTTTCACCTGCATAAACATAACGTGTAATAAAACGAATACCATCAATGTTTTCATCTTGTTCACTTTTAGCGTTTGGTCTTGCAGAACCTGTGCTTACAAAATTGTAAACTTTAGATAATAAACTTTGTTTTGGTTCTTTATTTAATAATTCGTTTTCAGCATCATCATTATCGTAATCAACTTCACTTTCATCAATCAATAACCAATCTTTATTTTCAAACTCACCCAAGTCAATTAAACTTTGTGCAATTTCATCGTCTAAAGTATTGTCAGTTGAACAACACACCTTACTCATTTTAACGCCTGTTTCTTCTTCGTTCGTTTCTGCGTTAAGTGTATTTACATCAATAAAATCAAGTGGCTGTATTGTCTTAAAATATAGGTTTAAAGCAATACCATTAATTGCTAATATTTCATCAATAGCTTCAATGATTTCTAATTGGTATGGTCTAATAACAATATTGTCCATTAAACGTGTTGCAGTTTCAATTTCATCAGCATTGTTTGACATACCACCACCTGTATCACGAATACCTAAAAGCATTGGACTTGTTACTCTATGACCAACGATTAATTTTTCAAAACATTCAGTGCTTAAATATTGATAGTGTTCAGGTGCATCGTTCAATGGAATATCATCAACAGTTGTCTTGTTTTCTGCACTTGCATTAAATGATACAATTACTTTGTCACCTTTTGAACCTGTTAATTTGCGTTTAACCTCGTTTGCAACTTCTTGACGTTTTTCTTCAGGTGGTATGTTATTATTAAAGTTTATTACTTTAGTACCACTAAAACCATTCATTACATCGTTAATCAAGTAATCAGATACTTCTTCTTCTAACTTTGCGTAAGGTAAAGCACCACTATAATCAATAGGAGTGTAATAATGATAACCCGAAACGTATGGTTTAATAACGTAAAGTTCAACTTCTTTTCCGTTACCAAATCTAAATGCAGGAATCTTTTTTAATTCATCACCTTTTTTATATTTTGACCAATCAGGATGATAATACCAAGCTTCAATTTCACCTTTAGCGTTACATTTTTCTGCTCTTAATGTGTGCATAGGAAAATGCTCAACAGATTTAACTTTACCATTCAAGTAAATAACTTGCATTGCAGCCATTCCAAGTAACTTGCGTTCTAATGATACTTTACGCAAACAATCCTTTTTTACAATAGACATCATTTGTGCATACTCGTTTGGCTTTCTGTTTGAATCAGTAGCATCTAAACCTTTACCATAAATCATATTGGCAACACCCGTAATAATAGCGTGATTTGTATTTGAATACAAAAACCTATCAATAAGATATTGGAAATAGTTGTTATCTTCACCGTATTCAACAAACTCTTTATTTTTAGATTCTGTTATTACAGGTGAATTATAAGCGCTTAAACTTAAAATGTGTACGTTATTCATAAATTATGTATTCGTTATCAGAAGTTCTTTGTGTGTAAACATCTTTGTTTATACTAAATTGTTCTATTATTTGATTTGTGCAAAATATTTTATCTTTGTAAACTACATCAGTACCATTTAAAATAGTAAGTGTGTAGAATTTATTTTGTATTATCGGAAAAACCAAATTAGTAACTGCGTAATATTTATCAATCGAAAATACGCATTCAATAGTTTCTTCTGTATTAGTTTCTTCATCACGTAAAACAATAGCATCAGCTTCTAAACCATCAATTGTGGCATAAAGATTTTGTGGTGCTTCTTGCTCTTTTAGAATTATCATTGTTTTATTTTAAAAATAAATAATGTGTTGAATTGTTAAAACAAAAAAAGGGTAACTAAAAAGCTACCCTTAATTTAATCTAAAGTTGATTATTAAGAACCAACAACTACTGTAAATCCTGCAGCAGTTAACGTGTCACCAATAAAGTTAGCAGGTACTTGTTCCATTCCTGTTAACGTTAAAGTATATCCACTTAAATCACCCATAGCACCACCTGTTACGATAGTACCACCTGTAACATCCATTCCGTGTTCTAAACCTGCATAAAAGAAGTTTCCGTTGTTATCTTCTACAATAACTTGTGGACGTCCATAAGCCATTAATTTCAATTCTTTGTGGTCTTTAACAGTTAATTTTTTAAATGTTAATTCCAATACTTGCTCAAAAAATGTTGTACCATTTTCACGAGAACTATTTACGTTTTGTGTAAATGTTGAAGCACCTTTTAAATCGTATTTGTATGCCGTTGGAGTACCTGCTACTGCATCAATCACATCTGTGTTCGTTGCATCATAAGTGTATCCTGTAGCATCGCCATAGTTTACGAAATAAACCGCTTTCAATCCACCTACTGAATCCTTACAAGGTTCAATTCTTCCGAATCCTAAATCACAAGCCATTTGTTTATGTTTTTATATGTTATTAAAAAAAAAGGGTGGCGTTTATTGCACCACCCCTTTGAATTGGTTATTCAAAAATTATGCAGGAGTGTAAAGAACGATTTCAGAACCTACACCGTATTGTACACCTGCAGTAAATCTCATTACGATTCTTACATTTTGTGAACCATCGATGTCAGCCATATCAATCACTTTCACTTCATTGTGGTCAGCTAATAAACCTGTACCGAAGTATAAGTTAGATTTTTGAGCAGCCATCATATAGTTGTTAGCTAATCCGTTTGCAACAAACAATTTAACACCATCAAAAGATAATGAACCATTGTTGAACCATTGTGTTCCTTGTGCGTTAGTACCATTAGCACCTAAACCTGAAGCACCAAATCCACCTAAAGCACGAACGTAAGCACGAGCAACGTTTTGAGAAACATAGATGTATAAATCTTCTTGTCCGTAAAGTGTAGCAGGAATTGCATCAACAACTTTTCCTAATTCTTCAATAACGTTTGCAGCAGTAATAGCTTCACCCGCTACATCGATAACAGTTGAATCAGCAGTAGCTAAAGTAACGAAACCATCAAATTGACCTGCAGTAGCGTTAGCACCTCTCCAAATAGAAATTTCGTTGTTTTGAGCAGCTTTAGCAGCAACGTGTGCTAATAAGAAATCTTGAAAAGAAGGTGGCATTGAATCGAATGCGCTGTATCCCATTTGGATGCTTTCCCAATCCGATTTAAAGTCTTTTTTACAAAGTTGTAAATTGATTTGGAATTCCTCAGGAGTAATAATTCTTTCAGTTAAAGTAACTGTAGAAGTTGCATCGAAATCACAAGTAGCATCTTTGACTAAATCGTTAGTTGCTAATCTTTTGATAACTTCTTTGTAAGCAATGTTTGGTTTTACTTCAATACCACCGTTTTCGATAGTAGAAGCTGACAATAATGCAGCAGAAATATATTTCCCTGCAAATTGACCTGCATAAGTAGTTGTAATAGAGGTTGTAGTCGCCATTTTTTAATTATTTAAAGTTTGAAATTTTGTTTAATACAGAATCAAAAGTTGTTTTTTGTCTGTTTTGTGAGAATGTATGTAATTCTCTTTTAGTTGTAGCATCAGGATTGTGTGTTAAAGGTTCAGCAGATAATTCTACTTCTTCAACTTTCACTTCTACTTTAGCTAATTTTAATTCTTCGATTTCTTTTCTTAAAGATTCGATTTCAGCAAAGAACATTTCTTTAGTAACTGATTCAATTACTCTTTTAGGTTCTTTAACTTCAGCCATTTCTTGCTCTACTTCAACTTCTACTTCAGCAGGTGCTTCTTCAACAACTTCTGCTTCCATTTCTTTGATTTCAGCAATAATACCTTCTTCGGCTACGATTAAAATCATACCATCTTCTAACTTGTATTCTCCAACAGGCAATGCAATTCTGTCTTCTTCATTTACGATGAAAACACTTGCACCTGCTTCAAACATTTCAGCTTCGATAATAGTACCATTTTCTAAAGCCATTTGAGCAAGTTTTACTTCCATTCCCAATAAGGTTTTAATTTGGTTAATTACGTTCGACATTTATATTTAATTTAATTATAGGTTTTTAAATTCTCCAAATTCTTTATCTTCAGTATAAACATCCAATAAATCATAAACCTTGCTTAATGGACTATAAGCAGGAATAGTTTTTACATCAATACCTAACTCTTTTGCAGATTTTTCAGCTTTAGCTAAAGTGTCAGTTATTTTTTTCATTGTACCTTCAGCAGAAACTATATTTTTAACTGCTTTTGCTAATTCAGATTGACCTAATTTTTTTGCATCTTCAATAGCTTTGTCAATGGTTCTTAAATTTTGATTGTCTGCTTTTAATTTTGCTAACATAGCATCAGCTTCAGAAGAAAGTTTTGCCATATCATCAGCAATAGCTAATTCAACTTTTTGTGTAGCAAGTTCTGTTTTAAATAATTTGTTACCTACGGATTTTAACGTACTCATTTGATTTTTGTTTTAAAATTAATATTATAAAGTTTTGTTATATTTTTAACAATTTGTTTTTATCCGTTACTTCTTACTATAGTTCTTGTTCCATCAACAATAGTAATTAATGATTCACCACCTTGCGAAAGTGTAGCACCTACACCTTGCGCTTGTAAATCACCATTACAACATTCTTTTTTGTAAGTGCCATCTTTACAAAGACAACCTCTGTTCCCGCCTTTTGGACTTGTTTTACTTTTTGTAGCTTTCATATTTAATATTTATGGTTTTGTGTTCTTTGAATAAAATATATTACATCGTGTATGCTTCCCGAATGACTTGCTTTGATTTTAACGCTTAAACCATTTGTTACAACATCTTCATCTGCATAGTATTGAAACGTTTTTGCGTAGGTATGTTCAACGTTGTTTCCTTTTGGAAAAGTAATTGTATCACGCACCCTATCGTAAGGCGTTCCATTACCACCTTCAAGATAAATATCAACGTATCCGTTTGCGTTGCTTATTTGAGCTTTAAATGCTATTGTAACTATATACACATCGTTTTCAAACTCTGCATATAATTTATTGTTATTATAATATTCAATTTCTGAATGTATATGGTCATCAATTACATTACCTTTGTTATTAGGTAAAGTAAAAGCAGTTGTAGTAAACGAATAAGGTGAAGCACTTGTGTATTGCGTGTCATCGTATCTTGCCCAACCTAAACCCATTTTATCTGATTGAGGTGGGTAAACTCTAACTTGTTCGCCATTGAACCCCATAAATAAAGATTCATCAGTTACAAGCATAGCACCTTGTTCGATGTTTACATCATTTACTTCGGTTTGTGTTGATTGTTGTACGTGAACTCTAAATGAAGTATTTTTCATTATGCGTTTTTAAGTATTTCTTTTATTTTTTCAACTAATACTTCATCTTCAGTGAGTACCTTGCTTAATTCTTTTTTCTTTTCTAATTGGTCAGCAAAATGTCCTTCCAAACTGAAACCTTTTACTTTTCCTGTTTTAACGTAATCGTTCCAAATTTCATCATTGTCAACTTTAATACTTGCCATCCAAGTACCAACAGGAACACTTAAATTATATAAAGCTGTTTTGTCTTTAGTTAAATCTTCAACAATCCAACTTTCAACAACAGTTAAACCTTCAATAGCTTTTTGATGTTCTAATGTAGAATTACCTTGTTTACCTTTCTTTAAAAACAACTGCGATGCTTTTACCACAGTTTCTTTTGAAAAATAAATATAATATTCATCTTCACCATTTCTTCGGTAAATTGGCTTTTCAGGAATTAAAACTGCACCCATTAAGATACGTTTTTCTTTACTTACTTCAGCAAGTTTAACTTCTTCAGATTTCAATGCAATAAAGTCAGATTCAATAGCAGGTGATTCAACCACACTGATGGCATCCACACCTTGCATTTCTTCTTTATCGTCTATAATAAGTTCAATTAAATTCATTATGTTTTTATTTTTAAAATTAATTATTTGTTAAATTGTTAACCCATACTTGCATTTTGAATAATGTTTCTGTCTAATGCTTGTGCAGTTGTTACATTGTTTGCAACTACATACGCTTGTACAGGTTGCTGAGCGCCTAACGTTTGAGCAATTTGATTTACACCACTATTACCTACAACGTTAAAACTTGGTGCAGCAGGAGTACCACCACCACCTGAAGCAGACATTGAAGGAGTAGCACCACCACCACCGCCTCCACCACCGGGAACTTTTACAGCAGTAATTGCTTTAACCGATTTAAAACCTGTTGCTAATATACCTGCAACGTTTACAGCTTTTGCAACGTAATCATAAGGTGAAGGCAATGTTGATTTTTGTTTCAATGCTTCAGAAACCCCAACATAAGTATTTATCAATGCAGTTGCAATACCCAATGCTTTACCTGCAGCAGTTTGTTTACCAACTAAAGAAGCCAAATTGTTTAACACATTTGCAGTTTCGTTTGCTTGTGCCATCTTTTGTTCAAACTCTAATCTACCAATTTCAATTCTTGCATTAGCGTATTGTTGCTCAATAGCATTTCGTTGTTCTTCAGATAATGCTTTGTCTTCTAATAATAAACGTTCTTGTTCTATTAAAGCGTTTCTTCTTGTTTCAAAACTTAACGTTTCATTGTCTATTAATAGTTGTTGATTTTCAACTGCCTTATTTCTTTTAAATTCAGCAATAGCATCTTCAGCTAATAATATTTGTTGTTCTATTTCTTGTTTCTTTAAAGCGTATTCGTTTTCAGCATCTACTCTTGCTTGTGTTCCTAAATTAGCAGAATCAATTACATTTTGTAAACGTTGTAATTCTATTATTTTATTTTGTTCTAACGCATCTTTTTTAGATTGTAATTGAGCTTCTTCGTTTCTAATACGTTCTGCTGCAAAATTAGATTCGTTAATAGCTAATTGTGTTTCTGCTTCTTGTTTGGTTTTAGTTAAATCAATAAGTTCTTTATTCAAAGCCAAGTCATTTGCTTTTTGTTCTGAACGTAAACCTTCAATTTGTGCAAGTACTCCTTCACGATTTGCTAAAGCGTTTGTAACTGCTACTTGATTTTCAATACTTTTGTTTTGTGCTAACGTAGATTGTGCAGCAGCTATTTGAGCGTCTGCTTGTGCCAACATAGCTTGTTCTTGACTCTTTAAAACTTTATTTAAATCGTTGTTAGCTTTAATTCTATCTTCAACACTATTACGTTCTTCATCACGAACTTGACGTAATTTCTCAGCTTGTCTATCGTATTGTTCAACTAAACGTGCTTGATTTGCCTCAGCTAATTTAGCAGTGTTTTGTAATTGTACATTTGCTTTAGCTTGTTCGTATGCACCTGCAACTGATATTTTAGAAATACCTTCAACACTACCTGCTACAACTGCACCTACTTCAGTTACCGCTTTACCAATATTATTAGCAACTTGTTTACCTGCTTTAACAGCATCTGTTCCTACTTCTTTTAAACTTGTTTTAGTTTCGTTTATACGCTCAGTAAGTTTCTTAATTGTTTTCGGGTCACCATCACCAAATATAGATTCTTCCCAAGCTAAACGTACTTCATCAATAGTTAATTTAATTCCGTAGAACGCTGCTTTTAATGGCGTTAAACTTAACGTAAGTAAACCACCTATTGTTTTTCTTAAACCTTCAAAACCATTTGTAGCACTACCAACCTTTTCAACCATTGAAACAATTATGTTTGTAACCTGTGAAAAGATATTTGATACAGTACCCATAACTGCAGCAAAAGTATCAGCAACCTTTTGATTGCCCATAAATACTTCTTTTAAAGTACTTAATGCACCAATGATTAAACCAATACCCATAGCTTTAATAGCTAAGCCTACACCTTTAAAACCATCTGCTAACGATTTGGTAGATTTCTCAGTATCTTCTACACCTTTCTCAATATTGTTTATTGATTTTGTTGCAGTCTTGCCTAAGTCTTCAAATTGACCTGTTAATTTTTTTAAATCTTTTTCAGCATCCGCTGCGTTTACTTTTATTTCTACTGTTTTAACTGCCATTTTATTGTTTGTTTTAGTTCATTAAAGGTTTCGGGCATTTTGTATTTTCCTTTTGCTATTGCAATCGCTTCGCTATCTTGAAATTTTAACAAGGGTAGCATTTGTAAAATAAGTTTAAGCATCTTGTACTATTATTATTCTGTCATTTAAATTACTTGTTATACTTGCAATACGTTCTAAGCCTGTTACGTTTGCTTTTACTATTGCATCAACGTATGTATTACCATTTATTAAACCTGTTAGCAATCCATCAGGGTCTGATTCTATTGTCCAAGTCAATGGCTCAATTGAAACTGTATTAAATCGTAAAGTTTTAATTGTGTTATCAGTTGTTCTTAACGTACTATTATCGTAGTTAATACTTCTAAAATCTTGTATTAATTCAAAGTCACTTTCAAACGTTGTTAAATCAGTTGTAAATTGGTTTATAATGTATCTTTTATCACGTATTACAATTCTGTCGTTTAATTTTAAATTCAATAACTCTAAATAAGGCAAACGCATTTTAACTTTTACCAATCTTGATTTTAAACTATAAAGGTTGTTTAAGTAATCTAAATAATAATTAGAAAATAAAGTTCTGTAAACATTTTCAAAATATACAGTACTAATTTCAACACCCCAATTCAATGTATTAGTTTCGTTTCTGTTTACTTGAACATCAGCTCCAAATATATTTGCATAGTTAAAAGAGTTATTACCACTGCCATCGCTAAAATACCAATCAACATCAAATGGTTGTCCACCTGTAAAATATAAAATAACTCCTTTCGGTTTAAATGGTTTTAAATCAGGTTTAAACGCATAAGCTACTTGAGGTAAAGAAGTAGTTAAAATTGTATTATTCCAATTATTAAATAATAAATTCTCAAATGGTAACTGTATTGTGTAATCACTACCGTCGTTAAAGAAAGCATAATTTAAATCACCGTATTCACGAGCATTTCTGTCATAGAAAGTTCTGTTTAAAACACTCTCATTTTTTTGGTATTTAAAATCTATTTTCTTGTATGGTTTAACTCTTGTGTATTCAAAATCAGTAGTTGTGTAACCGCTAAAATCTTTTATACCGCCTAAGAAATACCAATTCTCTAACTGCTCAATAGTAAAGTTTACACCATCTTCGCTATAACAAGTTAAGTTAAACATTTTTAACATACCTGAAAAGAAATCACTTACTTTCATATCAGGTGCAATAAATGATAAATCCATTAAGTTATTCATAAGTATAGAACCACTATCACTGAAAGTTGTTATCAATCCATCGGTAGGCTGTCTTGGGTTGCTTACAATAAATTTATTAGCAGTATAAGTATAGTTAAAAGTAGGAGTAGAAGCACTAAATGCTTTTTTAATTGCAAAAGAAAAAACCCCTGTTCCTGTTTGTGTTCCTAAAGTATAGCTTATTGAATCAGTAACACCTTGAACAGAACCAAAGAATACATTATTTTTATAAACTATTAATGTCATATCAAATGGTGTAGCACTTGTAACGTTAACAGTAAATGTTCCACTATCTTCAAATCCTACTGCAGTAACTGTATTGTTTGTAGCATCAGCGTAAAAGTTACCATCATTTTCAGTAACTTGTATTTCAATTTTACGTTCAGCAGTTGTCATTGTGTACGTTTCAGCTTCGTTATTCTTTAACCATAAATAAGCCTTTGTAAAACGTTCATCAGTTAAAAAAGCACCATTAAAGTTTACGTTGTACCTTGTTTCAAACGCATTAAGTATTAAAGGCAATTTAATTGCAGGAAACAACTCATTATAAACTATTGGATAACTACTTGAAGTAGGTGCTTCAGGGTCTGCTGAGTTCCAAGTTCTTTTACTACTAATTAAAGGAAATAATACATCGGTTTGTGAAGCATCTAAAGCAGTTGTAACTAATTCTTCAACCACTTCACCACTATACTCTATTGTATAATTGTTTAATTCTTTAACGTCTTGTAATTTCTCATCACCAAATTTATCACTCAATGATTTTAATTCACCATAGAAAGTTATTTTGTAATCTTCAACACGATTGTTTTTTACACTTGCAGATTCTAATTGCCATTTACCACTACGAAAAGTTTGTGTGTCAACTTCAATGTACCCATCGTATCTTACACGTTGGTCAAATCCATTGTCTAAACTATTTTCGTACCAATGTCTAAATATTTCGTTATTGTTTGCACTTGCAGGAATAGTAAAACTTTGCGAGTAATCGGTAAACACTTTTGAAATATCGTTTACGTTTTGAATAGACGAAGTAACTGAAATCTTTTCATCTTCAAATAATTCAATACGATTGTAAGTTTCTAATTCTGAAAAGCTATTACCTAAAGATTCTATTGTACTTGTTAAACAACTACCTGCTTCAAAAACACCGCCATCAGCTTCAACTCTATTTATAAAGTTGGTTAACGTAGCAACATTTGAATTTTGAAATTTAGGAGTTTTAATATATAAAGCTACTTCCATTTATATTACATCGTTAATTAAACCGTAGTTGTATTCAAATTCTATTTCGTAATTGATAACCTTATTGTTTAAACTTGTTTTCTTTTCGCTTGATTTTGATTTAACTACTGCAGGTTTACCACCTAATAAAACAGTTTCACTTAAAAGCAAATCTTGTATTAATTCAAAATAGTTTTCATCAACCCAACCTGTGTTACATTTGATTGATTGTTTACCTTGATGATTAAAACGCTTTCTTTGTCCTTGTGTGACATTATAATCTAAAGCCGAAGGTAACATACTAAATTCTTTAAATTCTGTTTCTATTGACTCCATAGACGCTTTAAAGAACGTAAGAAATTGCCAACCACCATAACGATTTACAAACGCACAAGTAATTGGTGTGTATTTAGGCTCACAAATAAATTCGGAATAATATTCAAAGTAATCGTCACCATTTAAATTAGCTGTTAAAGGTATTTTGTACATTGTATCTTCATCAATAGTTATTGTTCCATAACCAATTACATCGTATTCTCCTTGTTGGTAAAATACATTTACATAAGGAATTGGTGAAGGAGGTTTTTGAAAAACAATATTTCTATTAACCAAAGGAATAACTATTCCGCTATCGTAGTAATTATAACCTGCAGAATAAGGTACATAGCCATTTAAACAAACAAAAGTTTCATCAGCAATTTCTACATCGTCTGAATAAGATATTACTTGCATATAACACCAAGTAGTTGTTTCTTCTTCAGTAGGTACACTAACACTAACAGTTTTAACAGGTTTTATAAATTCACTTGCATAGTTTGCTATGTTCCAAGACAATTTATTTTGGTTTGTACTTGGTACAGTTTTACTTAAAGTATAATTTGGAGTTGAAGGTACACTTTCACCTTTATTCCAAATGTATAATTCAATCTTTCCTGTTGTTTGTGCTGCTTCATCTATTTCGACAAAGTACGGACTACGTATAAATATTCTTTTCATTATTTTGTAATTGTATATTTTAAAAATTGTTCTAAATCTAAACCATAGGCTTCAACTAATTCATCAGGTAAACGTTCAAATGCTTTTTCAAATGGTTTGGTAAAAAACAAACTTGGTTTAATTCCGTTTTTAAATATTCCACGTGTAATTAAAAATGCAGTTGACTTGTAAGACATAAACTTTCCGCTTTGTGTTCTAAATTGAAAGCCTCGTTTTTTTACCCAATCCTCAATTGGTTTTATAGGTGGTCGTTTGCTTTTGTAACTAAATGGAGTATTGTATTTCTTTTTAGTACCACTAACACCTTGGTCTTGAAACATACCGTAATCTTCCATTAAGAAAGTAATTCTAAAACTATTAGCACTTACTTCAATATCTGCATCAAGTGAATTGTAAAGGTTTTTACTTACGCTCTTGCCTTGCTTAGATAAATTACTTCTACTCTGCTGAATAACATATTTAGCAAAGTCATTTAAATACTTTCTTGTTTGTTTTTTATCTTGCATTTAGCAAATAGTTACATCGTTTCTTACTAATACATCAAACGTTACTGCCCAACCCGCTAAATCGTTCTCAAATCGTTCAGTAAATGGTTCAAACGTTGGGTTGCCTGTTAACTCCCAAAAGTCACTACGCAAATCACCTCTGTTTAATCTATTTAAAACTCGTGTGCCTAATAACATTTGTGTGTTCCAAATATCAACCTTGTTATCTACTTCTTCTTTTTGATTGATAACATCCATTAGCAACATTGTAATATTAAACGATAACACATTACCTTGATGCGTTGCTTGGTTAATAATAATATGACTCAAAGGAAACATTGTTTGTTTGTTTAAATCAACTTCAAAAATGTCGCCTTCTGTAACTGTGTTCACAAAAGGTTCTTCTAATAAAGCTTCTTTGATTTCTCTAATAATTCTATACACCATTTCTTTTTATGTTTTTTATTTCTATTTCTGTTTTTTCCTTTTCAAACATCAACCAAGTCATTAAAGTTGTGATTGGTAATTTGGTAACGGCATCGAATCTGAGAATATCTCCCTGAGCTGCTGCGTAAATTGATTGATACCAACCCCATTTTTTGCCAAAACCTGCTTCGCTTGTTCCGACTGTTCCACTTCGCTCTGTATATAATGACTCAAAGCGTTCCCGCAATCGTTGAGCAAAGTCCAAAAAAAAAGCATAGAACCAAGTGCAATATCTAAAGGCATATACTTTAACACCTCGCTATATTTGTAACTTGATTCGTATTCTTCTATTGTATATAAGTCTTTTACCTTTGATGTAATTGGTCTGAATAAAACTGCCATTGCTTGATGCAAAGTTTCAGTGTTTGATAAATAGTTTTCTAAATCTATAAACTCACCTGAAGTCATATCTTCAAGTTTAGGTATAAATCCAAATTCGTACACACCAAGTTTAAATGTTCTTGTTAGTTTAGGTTTTGCTTGTAGTAAGTTGTTTAAATGTGCAAGTAAATCATCTATATCAGCTATACGAATACGAGCAACATCTTTTAATTCAATGTTACAAAAGATTTCAATAGTTTTCTGATTCACAAAATGGCTTGCTTCATTATCTTGTATCAGCTTTTCAAACTTCTGATATTGATATAAAGTAATTTCGTTTAACGATTCAGGAACATTAATATCTACTTTCATATTTTATTTTAAAAATTAATTAAAGTGGTAATTGTATAAAACAAAAAAGGTAGCCATTTCTGACTACCAATTTCTAACCAATTTTAAACTAACTTCAAATTTAATACTTCATACAATTCAAACACCTTTTGTGTTAGTGTTTCATCTTGCTTGTATTTATCGCTTCCTAATTTCTTTGCACCATTTACGTTGATTTCTATTTTAACGTAATTGATTTTTCGTTTGCCTACAAAATAAGTATCATCTATTACTATTGGGTAAATAGTGATTCCGTTATTCAGACAATTTTTCATCGCTTTTAAGTTCACGATATATTAAATAAAAGGTTAATAATGCAAATGCTGCTTGAACAAAATAATCGTTGCTTGACATTGCTATTGATGCTGATAATACTCCTGTGATTGTTCTCATAATTTCTATTTGTTAAATATTGATACGCAAATATACAACTGTTATTAACAATACAAAAGTATTTTAAAACTTTAACAAAACTTTAACACATTACCATATAAGCAACTTCTTGTTTAGCTACTTCATACATTGATTTCATTTTCTTTATTTCACCTACATTACGAGGCATAGCTATTTGCACATTGTTATTTGTTTTTAAATAAATGTAGCACTCTATTGTTGCTATTATTTCCCCGTAAGTCATTAGTATATATAATAGTTTCCTTTGTGTGGATTCTCTAACTGTGAAGTAAACGCATAACGTGCTGCATCAATAGCGTGATTAAAAGCATCAATAGGTTTATTAAGTGTATTGCCTTCTTTATCTTGCATCCAAGTGTAGTTTCTTAATTCCTTTATTAAGTTCTTACTTCTACTTGTTACGTATATTCTGTTTTGATTCATTAAATTGATTCCGTATATAACGCTATCTCTACCTTTTGTAACGGGCAATATCATATTACCATAACCACTTAGTTCAGCTATTGATTTAGGTTCAGCAGAATCAGCGTAAATCATTTCAGTAATATTGTTTGCTTTTAATAGGTTGTTTATATCGCTATTCAATAAACCTTTTTGATAAATGATTTCATCAAATATATAAGCATCGTTGTATTTATATAAACCAATTAAACTTGTTGGGTCAACACTATAACCAAAGTCCATACCATAACACAATAACCTTGCTTCAGGTGGTAATTCTATTTCAGACCAATTAGGAATACAAGCACCTTCTAAACGACCTACTTGACCAAGTCCATATACTTGCCACCAATTTGCCCAATATTCATTATCAACTGCTTTTGCTTTTGCAAGTTCTATTTCTTTTACTATTGATTGTGGTAACGCTTCATTGTCTAAATAAGTAAGTACTATCAATTCAGAATCTTCGTCCTTTAAAACTTCTCTATGTACCCAAAATTCATTAGTTGGGTTATAGTCCAACCATATATCACCACTTGTTCGTATTGCAAGTTGATTGTATGCTTCAAACGGTACATTGTTACATTCGTTTATGTAAAGTATATTACGTCTTGCACCTCGTAGTTTATCAGGTTGGTCAACACTAAAGAACTCAATGTAACTACCATTGGCAAATGTGTACTTTAAAGTTGATTTGTTAAATTGAATATCACGATACCTATTGGTCATCATCATAATCTTTAAGAAGTCTTTTAAAGCACCTCTACGCAAATGTGGTATTGATTCTGATACTACACTAATTTCAAGCAAAGGTTCACGTATTGCTTTATCAATAAGTATAGGCAGAACACCAAAAGTTTTACCTGCTGATGTCCCACCTTGTATAATACGTTTACGCTTGTTTAAACGCAACATTTTTTTGATTGCAGTAGTAACTACAAATTCACTCATAAAAGTGTTTTAAATGGCTTATAAATCGCTTATATTGAATAATGGTTGTTCACTATTCAAAGTAATATCTTTTGTTTCTCGTGGTTTACCTGCATAGTAGTTGTAAAACAACTGAACAAATTTAAAGTCACCATTGTCTAAACCTTTCTTTAATGCTTCAAATGCTTTTGGTTCTAATGGCTTTAACTTTTCAATCATTGCTACTTCTTCAGCTTTGCTTGGTCTACCTGCACCTTCACGTACACCACCTCTTTTATTTTCCCTTTGAATTAATTTGTTTATTCATTTTAAAAATAATAGGTTTAACTAATTGTTAATCTTCTACTTCCAAATCTTCTACTTCCCAATAGTAATCACATTGACCATTTTCAATAGGTGCTTCAACAAAA